TAAATAGTTTCTTCTGCTCTTATTTTATACTTTGGCATTTATTTCCTCGCTTTCTATTTTTTCTATTACAACATCATCATATTTTTTTTGTTTCCAATAATTATAACATTTTTTTGCATCAGTATAATTTATAAAATACTCATCAATACCACCAATCCAAACTATATACTTATGTTTCATTTATTTCTCGCTTTCTTTTTATACTGGTTCATATTCCATTTCTCTATAGTTCTCATTTTTTACTTTAACTTTTTTTGTATAAATGTATTTTTTATTTATTCTTTCTATTTGCTTATTAATTTGAATACACTTATTATCAAGTTTATCCCATTTATCGTAAGCAATTTGTTCTTCTATTTTTAATTTATCTGATTGAATTTTTAACTCTTTTAACTTTTTTTCATCAGACTTGAGCCAATTTTTTTTGACTTTTTTAACCTCCTCTGTAATAAATTTATCAGTTCTATTTACATCATCATAATAACTATATGCTTTCATTTGTTTCCTTTCTGTTAGTTTATAAAGTTTCTTGCTACGTCTAATGCAAATAATAAAAAGCAACCAAACGCAAGAATTAAACCGGTTGATTGATAATTAGGATCTGTTGCAAGTACCATACCTACAACAGAACAAAAAATTAATAAAACCCATTTTGTAATAATTAACATAGTTCCCTTTCTATTTATTTAAATCTGTTAAGATATACTCACCAGATTTAATTTTCTTTTTTGTTTCTTTTATAGTTTCATTAAGAAATATATTTCTATATTTGCCTGTTGTGTTGCTATAATTCCAATATTTTTGATCAAGATATATTTTTAATTCTTGATCATTATTATAATTATAATCTTTATAGACTATCGTTGAATTATAACTTTGATAATATTCGTTTCCGGCTTTATCAGTAATTATAAATTGATTTGCTATTTTGTTCCCATTATTGCTTGTTATGTTTTCTACTTTCATTTTTTTAGTTTCCTTTCGTTAGTTGTTTATTTACAGTTTTGAACAATACCCATTTTAAAAATATTGATCATTTGCTGTTGTGTTATTGGCTCATTTCTAAACTTTATTTCATCTTTAATCATTTTCTGACTAGCTTCATTCTGGAATTGTTTTAAAGACAACATCTTATAAAGATTAGCTGTACTCACATCTTGTATGTTATTATATTTTTTGTTCATTTTTTTCCTTTCGTTAGTTAATTAAAGTTAATAAATAAATATGGCTATAATTAGGCAATTAATATGCTTGTATTATTAATCTTTCAGTATTTGGTATTTCAATTACTGTTGTATGATTTCTTAAATCATCAAGATTTTTAATATCATCATAATTATTTTTTACTTCTTTTAAGTTTTCATATTCATCAAAATCGCATCTAAAAGCTATTGGATCAAATTCAAGATCTTGATCGCAATCTTCTTCATATTGCGTTAAATACTCAAATAAAGCATTTGAGCCTTCATAACTAAAACCATGTTTAATCATTTCATTTGTAAAATTAGATTGTGTAATTGTTTCTTTCATTTTTTTGTTTCCTTTGGTTAGTTGTTTCTAGCTTTCTGTAATTTTCTTTCGTATTGTTTCCAAACTTTCACAAGTTTTTTTGTATCTTCAATTTGCTTATCACTTAAACATGATAAAATAAATTTCATGATTTCATATTGATTATCAGAATCTTCTAATTCTCTATATGTTACATCTATTTTATTAATATTAATTATTCTTTTTTGATCATTAACTGGTGTTGTGCTTGGTAGTTCATTTAATATTATTTGATCTATTTTGTTCATAGTTTCCTTTGGTTGATTTGTTTTTTTTTGCATAATTAAAAGCATCTTAAATTAATAAGGCACAATTATGGCATATATAAAAAAGATATATTATTATTTTAGATTATAATAATTCTAATGTAGGTTAATAAAATTGGTATCCATACTTAAACAGCGACAGTTTTTTTTTACACGTTAAAACAAACGACAATAATATTGACCTATCTAGTAAGAATTATTAATTAAATCTTTTTATTACCGGTAATCTTTTCTTATCACTAATCTAATTAAGATATATTTTACCTGGTATTGTCTAAGTTTTTGTTTTTTAAATAGGGGGTACACCCCACAGACTGTCTGCGTTTTTTCTTTCTATATATACCGGACTTGAGGACACCCTTACAGCCATCCACCCACTTATACACAAACACTTTTCTGTTTTATTTTTTTTAAAAATACACTAGATGTAGTATATGGATTACTTTACTGCAGACGATTTAGATTCAGTTGCTTATATTGAAGAAGGTAGCAATAATGTTATTATTAAGTTTTATGGCTTTCCCAATAAAATATCAGCCGATCTATTTATCAGTTATGCTATGCTTAATATGGGTTTTGATTATCAACCTATATCTAGTGAAAAATCCAACATGATACACTAGATATGGATATTAAAATACCTTACACACCAAGGAAGCATCAAGCCTACTTGCACAGAAAAATAGACAATCATAGATGGAATGTACTCGTATGCCATAGAAGATTCGGTAAAACAGTATGCATGATCAACCACCTAATTAGGTCAGCATTACTGTCCAAAAATAACAATCCTAGATATGCATACATTGCACCCACCTTCAAACAAGCTAAAAGTATTGCATGGGATTACATGAAACAGTTTACTGCTAAGATACCTCATACTAAATTTAACGAAACAGAACTGCGTGTAGATCTACCTAATGGTGCTAGGATTACCTTACTAGGTTCTGAATCTCCAGATGGGTTAAGAGGTATATACCTTGATGGCTGCGTGATTGATGAGTACGCAAATGTAAATAGTAAGTTGTTTCCAGAAATAATTAGACCAGCACTATCTGACAGAAAAGGCTACTGTGTCTTTATTGGTACACCTATGGGAATGAACAATAACTTTTATGAGCTATACCAACACGCACAAGGTGCGGAGGATTGGTTTAACTACAAAGCTAAAGCTAGTGATACTAAAATTGTTGATCAAGATGAATTAGATAAAGCAAAAGAAGTTATGGGTGAGAAGAAGTACCAACAAGAGTTTGAATGTGATTGGATAGCAAACATAGAAGGTGCAGTATATGGAGATGTTATAGCAAAACTAGATGATGATAAACAACTTACAAGAGTTCCCTACGATCCTTCACTACCAGTATCTACATCATGGGATCTCGGGGTCTCCGACCACAGTAGTATAATATTCTATCAACAGCTTGGAAGAAGCATTAATATAATAGATTACCACGAAGAAAGAGGTCAAGGTTTACCTTACTATGTTAAGATGGTTAATGACAAAGAGTATGTATACAAAGATCACTTTGCACCACACGACATTGAAGTTACCGAATTTGGTAATGGAAAAACCAGAAGAGAGGTCGCCTATCAATTAGGAATAAGATTTAAAGTTGTTCCAAAAATTCCGTTAGAAGATGGCATACACGCAACTACAATGACCCTGCCTAGATGTTGGATTGATACAGATCATTGCAAAAAGTTAATAGATGCGTTAAGACATTATCACAGGAAGTACATTGATAAAAACAGAATGTTTAGATCAAAGCCTGTACACGATTGGAGTTCTCATGCTTGTGATGCAATGAGGTATCTAGCTGTTGGGTTACAAGAAATTAACACTAGACAATCGGCTCCACAAAGTGTAGCAGATAATAGTTACAGGATTATTTAATAATAGGAAAATAAAATGACAAAAAATAAAAAAGAATCTAAATTAGATTGGTTAAATAGACATTATGAATTAGTATCAAATGAAAAGCAATTTGCAAAACCATATAAAGTACCAAAAAAATTACCACCTAATACAGATAGTTTTTACAAAAAAGCAGAAGATTTTAATGCTGCAGCAAGTAAAGATGAAGGTAAATTAAAAAGTATTTTAAACAAATAATTGTTATGGGTTCACTTTTTAAACCAAAAATGCCACCGCTGCCACCAGTTCAACCTTTGCCAGAACCTCCAGAAGTTTCGCAAGAAGAGAAAGATGCGATTGCTGCAGAGCAAAGAGAGATTGCTAGAAAAAGAAAAGGTCGTAAATCTACAATTTTAACTGGACCACTAGGTGTTGAGGAAGAAGCTGAAACAGAAAACAAAACTTTGTTAGGATCATAATGTTTGAAAAAATTAAAAAGATATTTAAAAAAAAACCAAAAGTAAAAAATGACAAAAGAACTTATGAGAAAGCTATAGATCATAGTAATGATATTACTTTTGAAAACGAAATTAAAAAACCAGAAGTAAAATCTAAAGTAAAAGAAACTAAAGAAACAAAATCATCATTAACATTTGGAGAGTAATATGGGAGCAGTAGCAAGAATAGTTAAACCAGCAGTAAGACTACCCGCACCACCTACTCCAGTAACACCTACTGCACCAGAAATATCACAGGCAACAGCAACAAGTATGGATGGTTATGATTCAAGAAAAACAAAAGCTAAAGGTAGATCATCTACAATTATAACAAGTTCAAAAGGTGTAGAGGATGAAACATTAACACTAGGTAAGAAAAGTTTATTAGGAAAATAATGGCAAGAACAGATTTATCAAAAAGTTTATTATCCAGATACGAAAGACTAGAAGGTCAAAGACAAAACTGGGAAACACATTGGCAAGAAGTTGCAGATTATATGCAACCAAGAAAAGCTGATGTTACTAAACAAAGAGCTAGAGGTGATAAAAGAATGGAACAAGTTTTTGATTCATCACCTATACAAGCAGTAGAATTATTAGCAGCATCATTACATGGTATGCTAACAAATCCATCAACACCTTGGTTTACTTTAAGATTTAAAGATCAAGAAATTGATAATGAAGATGAAGCAAAACTTTGGTTAGAAGCATCTACAGATGCAATGTACACAGCATTTAACAGATCAAACTTTCAACAAGAAATATTTGAATTGTACCATGACTTAATTACATTTGGTACAGCTTGTATGTTTATTGAAGAAGATGATGATGATATTATAAAATTTTCAACAAGACATATCAACGAAGTATTTATTGCAGAGAATGACAAAGGTAGAATAGATACAGTATTTAGAAGATTTAAAATAAGTGCTAGAGCTGCAATGCAAAAATTTGGTGATGCAACATCAACAGACATTAAAGGTATATTTAAAAAAGATCCATACGAAGAAGTAGAAATACTACACGCAGTTTATCCAAGATCAGATTTTAATCCAAAGAAAAAAGATAAATCTAATATGCCATTTGAATCTATTTATTTAGAATATAAAAATGCAAATGAATTATCTATATCTGGATTTAGAGAGTTCCCTTTCGTAGTACCTAGATATTTAAAAGCATCAAATGAAATTTATGGAAGAAGTCCAGCAATGACAGCATTACCAGATGTTAAGATGTTAAATGAAATGTCAAAGACTACAATCAAAGCTGCACAAAAACAAGTTGATCCACCACTATTAGTTCCGGATGATGGCTTTTTACTTCCTGTAAGAACTGTGCCGGGTGGACTAAACTTTTATAGAAGTGGTACAAGAGATAGAATAGAACCATTAAACATAGGTGCAAACAATCCACTAGGTTTAAATATGGAAGAGCAAAGAAGAGACAGTATTAGAGCTGTGTTCTATGTTAATCAACTTATGATGCAAGATGGTCCGCAAATGACAGCAACAGAAGTTATACAAAGAAACGAAGAAAAGATGAGATTACTTGGTCCAGTATTAGGTAGATTACAATCAGAATTATTAAAACCATTAATTGATAGAGTGTTTGCAATATTACTTCGTAACGATATGTTACCACCAGCACCAGAGTTTTTATCTGGCAGAGACATAGAAATAGAATATGTATCACCACTTGCTAAAGCACAAAAATCTTCAGAGCTACAATCTATTATGAGAGCAATAGAAATATTAGGCTCAATGCAAAATATTGCACCAGTATTTGATTATGTTAATTTTGATAATCTTGTTAAACATCTAGCAGACATTGTTGGTATGCCACAAAAATTATTAAAATCACAAAACCAAGTAAACTCAGAAAGAGAACAAGCCGCAGCACAAGCTGAACAACAACAACAAATGGCTCAGATGCAACAAGTTGCACAAGCCGGAGGAGATATAGCACCACTAGCAAAAGCATTGCCAGAAGAAGCAAAAGCATTAGTGGAATAATATGAAACAAGATAAACAACTAGAGAAATTTATAGCCGGATTAAAAAAAAATTATACATACATATTCAATACAGACGAAGGTAAAGAAGTTTTGTCTGACCTTGAAAAAAGATGTCATTATCATTCTACCACCAATATAAAAGGTGATAGCCATGAGAGTGCATACATGGAAGGACAACGTAGTGTCATTCTATTTATTAAATCAATGCTACGAAACAATAAGGAAAAATAAAAATGTCAAATGAACAGATAACACAGGAAACTGTGCCTGTAGAAACAACGACTACAGAAACAGTACAAGCCACAACACCACCAGTAGCAACACCTACTGCACAACCAACATCATCTTGGAAAGATTCTATTAGCGAACAATATAGAAATGATCCTAACATTGAAAAATTTACTGAAGCAGATGCTTTGGCTAAATCTTATATCAATGCAGTTAAAATGATTGGTCAAGATAAAATAGCAATACCAACAAACAATTCAACTCAAGAAGCATGGGATGAAGCTTACGCAAAACTAGGTAGACCAGAATCTCCAGAAAAATATGCTTTAGATGTAAAATCAGATGTTGTTCCTTTTGATGAAACTGCAATTAAATCTTTTGCAGAACAATCGCACAAACTTGGTTTAAATAATAAACAAGCTCAAGGTATATTAGAGTTTTATAAAAATAATATGGAAGGCTCTGCACAACAAGCAAAAATAGATACTGAAACTGCTCAATCTCAAGCTGAACAACAGTTAAGACAAGAATGGGGTAGAGACTTTGAAGGTAAAGTAAAACAAGCTGGTGCATTAGCTAAAGCTAATATTAATCCAGAAATTTTAGATATGACTTTATCAAATGGTATAAGACTTGGAGACCATCCAGAAATTATTAAAGGCTTTGCAAAAATAGCAAACATGATGTCAGAAGATAAAATTATTGCAACTGAAAGTGAAAATGTAAATACAGTTGCAGATATTGAATCTGAAATATCAGCTATTACTAATGA